GGGGGTTCTTGTTCATGGCCCTAAACTACACCCTTCGCCAAAGGCTTTTCACTCCACCCCCAGCCGTCGGCAGTGAAAAGAGTCCACAGGGGAGGGTAAGGTAACACCATGAAGAAGACGATCCCCCAGAGGCCGTGGCAGTCCTACTCCGGCGAGAACTTCGACCGGCTCACCGCCATGGCCCTTCAGATCGCTGACGACGCCCGGGCCAACGGTCGGGCCGAACCGGCCTACGGCTACTCCCGGGGAGACTGGGCGGAGGCCGAAGAACGTCTCATCCGCAGCGCAAAGTCCCACCGCTCAGCTGCTGGCCGCCGAGTGAAAAGAGTCCACAGGGGAGGGTAAGGTAAGGACATGAAGCCCCTCAGCAAGGAAGAGAAGGTCTCCAACCTGCGGTCCAACATCGAGTTCCTCCAGGAGCTCATCGAGGCCGGCGGCGACGAGGAGACGATCACCGTCTGGAAGCACATCAAGGCGCTGGCTGAGGTCGACCTGGCTCATCTGCTGGCCAAGTGAAAAGCAACCCTTGAACAGGGTAAGGTAAGACCATGAAGACCGTCAAGACCATCACCCGGACCTTCGCGGTCCTCGACAAGGCCTTCCGCTACGGCTCGATCGGCGGTCGGTCGACCTACCCGAAGGGCATGGAGATGCGGATCGGCCGCGGCGGCTGGTACCTGGACGAGAACGGGGACGCGATCCTGCCGCACGGCATCTGCTACGGCGCGGCCCTGGTCGTCCCGGCGAAGTACTTCCACCTGGAGGTGGAGGAGGAGACCCACGCGGTCACCACCACCCGCCGCAGGGCGTGAAAAGTCGATTCTGAAAGGGATAGGGTAAGACCATGAACAACACCTCCACCAAGCCCGCCAACGCCTCCCTCACCGCCTACCGCCTCGCCCAGGTCCAGAAGGCCTTCGGCCACGCCGTCAAGGCGGCCGGCCACCTCGACTCCCGGACCCTGCCCCCGGACCTGGTGGCTGGCCTGACGGCCGCCCTGGGGGAGGTCAGCCGGTCCCTCCAGGCCCTGGAGGCCGCCGCCCCGGCCAAGAAGGTCCGGAGCCGGTCGGCCACGGTGGCCGCCCCGGCCGCCGCGGTCTCCTGCGACTGAGTCGGCCACGGCCCCTGGCGGTGAACAAGCCGCCAGGGGCCGTGTACCATCCGGCCATGGCCCTCGACGCCGATCGGCTGAAGTCGTCCATCCTCCAGGGCATCCTGGACGCTGGCATCAAGGACCCTAACGGGTCCTGGGAGTCCGTGTCGGCTGCCATCGCCCAAGCGGTGGTGGCCGAGGTGACGACCTACGCCGAGGTCAAGGTGCCGCCGGGGTCCATCGCCCCGGGGCTGGTGTCTGTCGGGGCAGGACCAGCAGCCGCCCCGAGCCCGGCTCCCATTCCAGTCACCCAGCCCCCGGTGTCGCCGGGCGGCGTCTCCTGACCCCTGGGGCCTGAAGTGAAAAGCAACTCCTGAAAAGGATAAGGTAGGGACATGGACTTCAACACCACCCTCAACATCGCCCTCGACAACTTCGTGCAGCTCGCCCAGGCGCTCATCGACGCCCACATGACCCGGTGCTTCCCCAACCTCCCACGCGAGGTCCTGTCCCTGGACAGGGGCCGGCGGTACGTCCGGGTCGTCCGGGACAACGGCGTCCAGCGGTTCGCCTTCTGCTTCGTGGACGCCACGAACGGGGACGTCCTGAAGTCCGCGAGCTGGAAGGCTCCGGCGAAGCACGCCCGCGGGAACATCTTCGACCCCAACCCGGTGGCGGGGGTCGGCCCGTACGGCGCCAAGTACCTGTGAAAAGCGCCCCTTCGGGGGTGTAGGGTGGTCCCCATGATCGACGCAATCACCGAGGTCATGGGGACCACCGCCGTGGTGGTCGGGACCTTCTTCGGGCCCATCATCGTGGCGGACATCGTGGCGGACATCGTCCGCTTCTTCCGCGGGCAGTGAAAAGCAACCCTTGAACAGGGTAAGGTAAGACCATGGAAACCCTCGACTACATCACGACGTGCACCTGTGACTCCTGCTCCGCCCACGGCCCGGTGGTCGTGCTCCACCACCTCGGCGCCCCGGTCCTGACGCAGTGCAAGCCGTGCATGCCGGCCGCCTTCGAGGCGGCGGCCCGGGAGGCGGTCGACCAGTGGCTGACCAGCTGGTTCGCAAGGGGGTGAGCCAGTGAACGAGCGTGATCGCCTCCGGGCCGAGACCCTCGCCTGAGGCGGTCGTCAGTGAAAAGTCCCCCTCAAAGGAGGTACAGTAGTCCCATGATCGACGCCATCATCGAAGCCGCCTCCCTCGGGGGGTTCATCTTCTCCGTCTTCGTCGGCCCCATCTACGTGGCCGACGCCGTCCGGGCCGTCCGGGGGTGGCTGTGAGCCGCCTCGTCCCCAGCGTCTCCTGGTCCTGCGACCGGGAGGGGCAGCTGTGGTCGGCCCAGGCCGACGGGGCGGCGGCAGGGTGGACCACCAGGAACGCCCCGGAGTCCTTCCAGGCGGCCCCGCCGCGGTCGGAGGTTCCGGTCACCTTCCACCACTCCTGCACCACGGCACGGGTCGACGGCGGCTCCACCGCCTCCTACCTGGCGGTCCAGGGCGGCCGGACCTACCTCCTCCGGGTCGCCCTGTAGGGGAGGGGCCTACCTAGACGAGGTGAGCCTCACCTTCTACCTCGTCGGAATCCTCCTGGGCGCCTCCCAGGTCCTCCTGCCGGCCGCCGCCCTCTTCGCCTTCCAGTCCTGGCGGTCCGGCCGCCGCTCCTCCGTGAAAAAACCCCCACCGAAAGGGTAAGGTACAAGCATGCTCACCAAGCTCCCCCCCGCCACCTCCGCCTGCGCCGTCACGGCGCGCCTCCGCCAGCTCGGGTCGAAGCTGGCCGACGCCTTCACCGTCATCGACTCCCTGGAGGCCGGAGGGGTCATGGACCCCGCCACGGTGTCCACCCTCCGGTCGGCCATGCGGGCCGCCGCCTCGGCCCAGCTGACGGCCTCTGCCTCGGCCCCGGCCATCCGCACCTACGTCAAGTCGCCGAAGGCCGAGGGCTGACCGGCCACCGCCGGGGGCCACACCGGCCCCCGGCGGTGAAACCCCTCGCCCCGAAAGGGTACTATATCACCATGACCAACATCGAACTGTTCTGCGCCGCGGCGGAAGCCGCGTTCGGCGCCCTGGCGCTGGCCGTCTGCTCCCTCGGATTCATCATCGGGGTCAACGAGGTGCTCCGGGGCGGGCGGTGAAACCCGCCCCTCCGGGGGTGTAAGGTGATGACATGGACAACACCGACCGAACCCTTCAGAAGATCACCTGCGGCGTCGTCGGGTGCGGCTTCGCCGTCCTGACCGGGATGTTCATCGCGTGCATCCCAAACATGTGGGAGGACCTGAGCTGGTCCTCCCTCGGGGAGGTCTACACCTCCTCCGTGGTCGTCACCGTGATCTCGCTCGGCATCGTCTTCTTCGTCGCCGCGGCGGTGAACGGGCTGCGCACCGCCCTGTTCAACGTCGAGCTGTGAAAAGCTCCCCTCCGGGGGTGTAGGATAAGACCATGAACACCGTTCGAATCGCCAACGCCGGAACCCGTCACGCTGTCCCCGTCTTCTCCGGCGAGCTCTTCGCCTGGACCCCCACCTCCGGGGTCACCGAGGCCTCCACCCTGGGCTTCGAGGTCGGCCTGTGGCCCAACGTGGTCGGGGTCGTCTCTCACCGGACCGGGGCCGAGAAGCGGTTCGTCTTCAGCCACCTGGCCAACCGCGGCACGGTGGCCATCTACCACGAGTCCCTGAAGCGGGAGCTCGTCCTCGAGGTGCTGAACACGTGAAAAGCTCCCCCTCGTGGGGTAAGGTAAGACCATGGAAACCGACATCATCTTCCTCAGCCCCCGTCCCTCCCTCACCGTGGAGGGGACGGGGAGCCGCTCCCTGGGCCGGTGCTACTCCGAGGCGACGTACCGGGTCACCAGCCGCCAGCCCCTGGACCGCAAGACCCTCAAGGCCCTGTCCGAGGCGGGCGTCCTGGGCTACGGCCAGGAGTTCGGTGTCATGTACGCCACGGCGGCGGGTGGGTCCGAGCCCGTCCCCGAGACCGTGGAGTGGAACACCAGGCCGGAACCCACCGGGTGGGACGATGTCCCGGCGGTCCAGGTGGTCCGGGGCACCACCACCCCGACGGGTGCGCCGGCCATCGACACCTACACCGGCCTCCCGTACGGCCCCCAGCGGATGCCCTTCTACGTCTACAACGTGGTGCGCCGGGTGGACTCGTCCGACTGAGTCGGGCGTGAAAAACCCGGCGGCGGGGGTGTAGGATAAGACCATGAACAACGCCAACACCCCCGCCACCGTCGTCGTCCTCACCCGCTCCGGCGGCCGCGTCTTCCGCGTGTTCACGGTCACCTCCCTGGACGAGGTCGTCACGGTCTGGAAGAACCACCGCGGACACGACATCGGCATCTTCGAGGACCCCACCGGGAAGACCGGGCTGCTGTGGACCTACTTCCCCGAGGAGGACGACCGCCTCCTCCGGTCCCGGTGGTGACCGGTGCCACGACGTTCCTCTCAGAATAATCGCAACCCGGTCGGTGGGGACAACAGCGCCCCCGCCGCCTGGGAATATTCTAGATGGAACCACGACCTCAGGTGGGCCGACGTCCGGGTCGGCGACACCTTCGCATCGAGCGCGGAGCACGAGGAGGTCAACCCGGGCAGCCCCTTCGTCTACATCGTCACAGCTGTGAACCATGAGACCGTGCGCCTCGGGCCGCGCGGGTCGGAGCGCGTCGACGTCGTCATCGACGTGGCGATGAACGAGAGCGGGCACGTGCGTCACACGCAGTGGTCCGGGCCGCCGGAAGACCTCTACTACAACGACGTGCTGGTGGCCCGGGGCCTGTGAAAAGTCCCCACTGAAGGGGGTAAGGTAGGGACATGAACGACATCAAGCTTCTCACCAACGAGCTGGACGGCAAGCGGATCGCCTACTCTTCGCAGACGGTGTTCGTCGTGCAGGTGGGCAAGGGACCCAAGGGTTCGTACAAGACCCGGTACGTCTTCACGGGCGACCTGCCCCAAGCGGTCAAGTACTACAACTGCATCAACATCGGGTACGGGTACAAGAAGCGCCTCCTGATGCCCTCGAGCAAGAACCCGGTCCTGGCCAAGTCGGCCTCGTGAAAAGTCCCCCCGCGACTGAGTGAAAAGCAGCCACAGGAAAGGTAAGATAAGAACATGAACACCATCCGCACCACCGGCCGCCACTCCGAGATCCCCGTCTTCTCCGGCGAGCTGTTCGCCTGGACCCCCACCTCCGGGGTCACCGAGGCCTCCACCCTGGGGATGAAGCCCGGCGCCCGGATGTTCCCCGCCATCATCCACGTCCAGTCCCACCGGACCGGCGTCGTCCGCAAGTTCGTCTGGGTCAACTACGGGGCGTCGGACTCGGCCCTCTACTCAGAGTACATGGGGGAGCAGGACCTGCGCCTCGAGATCCTCAACCACTGAGGTGATTCACCCCCGGCGGGCCTTCCCGCCGGGGGTGAAAAGCCCCCGCTGGAGGGGGTAGGGTAAGGACATGAAGCTCACCACCGAACAATCCGCTGCCCTCGTCCGCCTCGAGCTGTGGTGCAAGGCCACCGCGGAGGACGTGGTCAAGGTCCGCCAGCTGCCGACCGACCCCGAGTTCCAGCCCTTCATGCAGGAGCTGGTCAGGGTGGCCGACCTCATGACCCAGGTCGGCCTGATGCCGCCGCCCCGCGACTGAATGAAAAGCAGCCACAGGAAAGGGTAGGGCAAGACCATGAACAGCGCCTCCCGCCAAGAGTACACCCAGGCCATCAACGCCCTGGCCGATACCATCAACCAGGAGACCGGCAAGATCGCGGACCCGGTCCGGTTCAAGCCCGCCCTCCGGGTCCTGGACATGTTCGTGGGGGGCTACCCCAAGGACGTGGCCATGGGCCTGGTCGAGGCTGGGATGGACGGGGACCTGGCGGCCGATATCGCGTTCGACCTCCAGGGCTGGCTGTGAAAAGCTCCTCCCCGAAAGGGTAAGGTAGGGACATGAACAACGTCGCCATCCTCGACCAGCCGCAGTCCTACGACAACAACGGCCGCGAGTGCCGCATCCTGGCGGCCCTTCAGGAGCTGCCCCTGACCCGGACGGTCTCCTTCAGCCGCGGCATGAACCGCATGCAGACCTGGCGGATCAGCGGCATCGCCCCCCAGGACATGGAGGCCGTCAAGGCCCTGCTGGCGGCCCCGGCCTACTGGGTCTTCTACCTGGAGGTCCACGGGGAAGAGGTCGAGTGGCGCAACCTGGGCTGCTGAGCCCATGAAAAGCTCCTCGCGGAAAGGGTAAGGTAGGGACATGGCAAACATGAGCTACTGCAGGTTCGAGAACACCTCCAACGACCTGCTGGCCTGCGTCCGGGCCCTGGAGGAGGTCATCAACGACCCGGAGGCGGAGCCCCTCTCCCCCTCCGAGAACGGGTGCTCGTACGTGATGGTGGACCTGTGCCACCGGTACCTGGCGCTGCACGCGGAGCTGCAGCGCCTGCAGGCCGCCCCCGGGGAGTGAAAAGATCCCCCTGGCGGGGGTAAGGTAAGGCCATGAAGACCACCTACATCATCGAGACCCCGGCGCAGCGCAACCGCGAGACCGGGGGCGACTCCACCTACTACGCAGTCTACGCCTGCTGGCGCTCCGAGGAGCTGGGCTGGCCGCAGTCCGAGCTCTACAGCTTCTACGACACCCTGGCGGAGGCCGAGGCTGGGGTCCGCGAGGCGGAGGCCTACGACGCATGGCACCCGCGTGAAAAGGACGGCGACAAGGGGGTAGGGTGAGGGCATGAAGAACGCCAAGAGCAGCAGGGTCCCGGGGCGCTCCTCCCTGGCGGAGGGCGAGGCGGTGGAGTGGATGGGCGACACGTGGCGCGTGCAGGCGCTCGACGGTGAGAGCATCACGCTCGAGGACCGCGACGGCCTGGGCATCACGGTGAGCGCGTGGGCGCGCGAGGTGGCGCCTCTTCGCCTGTGAAAAGGCGGGACCGGAGGGGGTAAGGTAAGACCATGAAGAGCGACGGCAAGAAGGCGGCGCCCCGGAACGCGGTGGTCCTGGGCATGATCCTCACGAAGAAGCACGCGAAGTTCCGCCACCGCGCCGACCGGCGGCCGAAGGACGCCCGGAGGGACGAGCGGCGGGCGGGCTGGTGAGGGGGGTCGGTGGGGGCTGCGACGGGGCCCCCTTCGGGACGGCTGCCAGGGGGTGGCAGGGGGCCCCCTAAAAAGGTCCCAAAATAGGGGGCCCCCTGGGCCCGGGGCCCTGCCAACCTGTGTGGGGCTTTTCACCGGGGCGGCCGCCCATGCCCGCCCACAAAATTCCCGGGACTTTTCCCGAACAGCACTGCCCCGCTGCCCTCCAGAATTTCCCGGGCACCTACCCAGGTCCCCCAGCCCCTCTGCCCTCCAGAATCTCCCGGACGCTGACCCCCTCCGGGGCCGCCGCCCCTCCCGAAAATTTCCCGGGAATTTTTTTGGTCCGGGGCCGCCGCCGTGTCCCGGAAATTTCCCGGGAAAATTTTGCCCCGGTGGCCGATAGGTAGGGCCCTATGAAGCTGACAGCTGAGTCCGCAGTCCGCCGCCTCGTCAGGGAGGTTGCCCGCCAGGAGCTGGCCCTGCAGGTCCTTCAGGGGGCCGGCCTGACCCCCCAGGAGCTACAGGCCCTCTTGGCTGCCGCCCTGCCGGACGGTGGTCCCGTAGAGGAGGGGACGGGACACCTGGCCGCCGCAGTGGCCAAGGTCCTTGACGGTCCTTGACTACCTGGCCGACAACCCGTCCCTGGCCGCCGCCCTGGGGCTCGGGGCTGCTGCCCTGGCCGGTCACTCTAGGGGCGACGTCCCCCCAGGCCTCCAGGACCTGGTGGCCGCTGCCGCAGCCGGCCTGGCCGGTGGCCACCTCCACAGGGTCCTCAACCCCCGGCCTGGGGCCACCCCTCCCAGGGGTCCCACCCCCTGGAAGGGCTCTGTCTTCGGACCGGGCCCCCGCCGGTGACCGGGGAGCTTGCTGCCCGGCCCTGATACATAGTGGCATGTCACACATAGGGTCGCTGGGTCAGGACAGGGTGGTCGTCACGGGGCAGGACGGCAGGGTCGTCGGCGTCGACTACGCCACTTTCGTCGGCCCCGACGTGGGACACGAGACCTTCAAGGGTCCTGCCCCGGCGGACGGCACCTCTATCTTGGCCCCCGTCACGCTGCCGCTTGGCGCCTCTCAGTCCGTTCCGGCCACCCCGGGGGGCGACGTGGACTTCCCGCGGACTGCCAGGGTCACCCTCAGCACCATCAGTGTGACCTTCGTGTCTGGGTTCTTGTCTGTCAACGGCCTGGACGCCGCCGGGGCCCCCGCCTCCGTCACCATCAACTTCAAGGCGTCTGACATAGGGATGGGAGAGACCTCTGTGTCCTACGACACCGGCCCGGCCTTCTCCCACGTCTCGTCTGTCACCATCAGCTCTGTCGCCGACGCCCAGGGCGACGAGACAGTGTCGGTCGGCCTGGGGCAGTCCGTGGGACTGGCAGCCGCCCGGGCCGGCACCTTCAGCGTCTTCAGGGTGACAAAGGACGGCGTGGCGTTCGGCGCTTACACCGTCGACACGGGCAACAGGACATTCAAGAATTTCGGTGACTCCGTGCTGCTCGACGGGACGGCCACTGTGGACGTCTGGTGGCGGGTGGTGCCTCCCGCCTCCCCTGTCTGACACCGCCTCACAGCAGCTGCGTCGGTCCGAAGAGCAGGATGGCCGTGATGGGCGCCACGTCGCCGCCGGACCCGTCGTTCTTGGTTATGACCACCAGGCCGGCCACGGGGCTGGTCCCACCAAGACCGCCCCACGGCGGGGAGCTGTTGGGGGCGTCGTTGAGGGACGCCGCGGTGACGTACCTCGTGATGCTGTGGGCCACCGAGCTGTTGGGGTAGCTATTGGAGACGTCCTGCGTCCAGCCGGAGACGAGGCCGCCGTCGCCGAGGCCCAGCAGGGCCATCCCGGCGTAGTGGGTGCCGGCTGCGTATGGCGACACGTCGAAGCCCGTCAGCTGCCACTGCTTCCCTGCGTCGAAAGCGTTCGACAGGGCGGCGTCCCAGATGGTGTAGACGTAGGTGCCGAGGGCCTGTGAGTACTGGGAGCTGAACTGGGCCACGCTTGGGTCAGTCAGGTCGTAGGACGGCCCGCCCACCACCGACAGGGCGAAGGCACCGGACGACCCCTCGCCGAAGTAGTCGAGCGGGCCGACGTCTGGCAGGGCCGCAGCCAGCTCGGCAGCGGTGACGAGCAGGAGGCCGCTGAGGTCGGACCCACTGCCGCCGCCGGGCAGGGCCACCGCGGTGACGATAAAGACGCCCTTGGCCCCCGACCAGTCTGGTGTCAGAGAGATCGTGACCGGGTCTGCGAGGTTGACGTTGCCCCCCAGGCCGTCCTTCCCGAATCCTGTCAAGTGGGCCCCACCCACCACGCCTGCCCCTGCGTTGGTGGCCCAGGGCTCAGTCGTCCAGCTGGTCATGGTGATGGTGGTGTCACCGCCGATGTTGGCTGGGTCGAAGGCGGGGTCGACGATGGTGTAGATCGGCGCCCCGGACAGGCTCGATAGCACTGAACTGTAGCTGACGTCCCCCGCCCCGAAGGTCTTGGACCCGGCCAGGGATGTCCATGTGAGGTGGAAGTTGGACACGTAGACCGGCGTGAAGACCCTGGTGACCCCGCCGCCGCCCTTGAACTTGACAGCCCCACCAGGCCCAGTTATTCTAATCGTCATGTGGTCGTCCCCTCGCCCCTACCTAATATAGGCGTCGTCGACTCTCAAATGCCCAGGACGTAGGACCTGGTGGACGAGTTTATGAAGATGAAAGCCCCGTTTACCAGCTCCACCAGGGGGTCCCGCGTCAGTACGGCGAAGCCGCGGCGGGTCGGGTCCTCCGGCAGGGAGAACGTGTGGGCGTCCGTGTACCAGCCGAGGGCCGACCCCAGGGACCCGTCTGACACTATGGGGGCCACGCTGTAGTCTTGGTTGAGGGAGGTGGCCCAGTACGTGCTGGCCCACCCTGTCACGGCCACGGTGCTGCTGCTCTGCGACGCGGCCGCTGGGCTCCATATGTCACCCTTGGATGGGTCAGAGAACCAGTAGGCCGTCACCCCGTAAAATGAGGAAAGAGGGGTGTCTACCGTCTGCGGTAGGTCGGTGCCGGACGCAGACGAGTTGGCCGGCTGCAGCTCCACCTGCCAGGCCCCACCAGCGACCTTGCGACACACGAACCGACCCGCGCCGGGGGTGCCTCCGACGCGCAGCCGCCCAGCCCCACCTGACCCAATGACCTTCGTCGCCATGGCCTATACCTATTGAGGCCTGTAAACAGGTCCGCCCCACCGGGTAGTGTAAGACTATGTTGCCATTCAAGAACGCCACCTATATCGCCCATGGATTCGTCGCCCGGCGTCCCCACCTGGCCTCTGGCCACCTGACTGACATCGACAGGGCGGCAGTCAGGTCCCTGGCGCGGCGGCACAGCATCCCGGACGACCTGCTGCTCCGCGAGGTGGAGGCAGAAGTCGACTGGCTGGACCACCGCGTCCCCCTGGAGACGTGAAATAGCACCGCGGGGTGGTGTAGGGTGGACACATGAGAGTCCTGGTCCTCGACGACATCAAGCACCGCCACGACACCTTCGATCGAACCTACGACGGTCCTGACGACGAGGTGGTCCACTGCTACAGGTACTTCCACTTCCTGGACATGCTCCTCACCTGCAGGTGGGACCTGATCCACCTGGACCACGACCTGGGCGACTTCGTGGACAACGCCGACACCTACGTGGATGGCTGGGGCAACTCCCAGGAGTACAATGGGGGGCACGCCGCCATGAGGGTCTGCGAGCTGGATGACGACTGCCTGCCCGACCGCGTCATCGTCCACTCGGTCAACCCTGTCGGGGCCAGGGCCATGGTGTCGCTCCTGCAGCGGAGGGGCGTACCTGTCACGTGGGAGCCCTTTGGAGACCTGCCACCCTGAACACATCGCTGTAGGACGCGGTACAGTGGCAGCATGCAAGACGGAGACAAGCTAACAGCCCGACACGTCCTCGACCGGCTCGCAGCCGCTGTCGTCATCCTCGAAGAGCTAGCGGCCGGGGACGTGTCGGGCCTCCACGTTGACGCGCAGTGGTCTAGCATACCGTACCCTGACGACCACCTGGTTTTTCTCCGCGACCAAGTGTCAGGCCTGGCGGCCTCCCTTAGGGAGGGACCACCCCCCAACCAGCCTAGAGTCGCCGTCGTCGACACTGAAGGTGCCATGTGACCGAGGAGGACAGGCAGCCGACATCCTTAGAGGATTTCATCCTTGACCAGGCGGCCTCTGCCGGCTACCGGTCTGGGTGGTTTGACGCTGCCTGCCTGGCCGCCGAGGAGCTAGAGCTGCGAGGCTTCTGGGTGGCTGCCTCTATCGTTAGAGCTGTGGCGGACATGAGCGAGCTGCCGGAGTCTTAGGCGCTGGACGCATCCCGCATCAGTATCCTGTCAAAAGCCCCAGCTCGAGCTGTCATTAGGCGGTCAATGAGGCCGGCCCGCCTCAGGGCCTTGTATGACAGGTTCTCGACTGACCCCTCCCCATCGCGCTGCAGCCCAGCGCTCCGCATGTCCCGAAGCTTCTTGAGCAGGCCGTCGGCGCCGGATAGGTCCCATACGGTCTCAGCCCTTCGCATGTTCCTGACGGCTTGGCGTATCTCTTGGGCCAGGGCCCGAGCCTTCTTGGACACGTCTGGGTACGGCGCCCACTCTCCGGGGTCCTGCCTCTGCACCCACTCGTCCCCGGCGAGGGAGTAGACTCCGGCGGCGTAGTGTGGCTCTGACTCGTCCTGGACGTAGACCTCTACCGGGTGCCCCGCTATCTTGATGTCATGTTGCGTGTTCCAGGCCCGTCCCCGCGCCTTGAAGTAGTCGGCCGCCATCGACTCGTCGCTGTCGTACCTGACCACTAGGTGGACGTCGAGGTCGCCCAGCGGCGACCACCTCTCACCCGTCGTGGACCCCGTCAGGACGACGTCGACTAGCTGGGCTGCCCCCTCGTCGTCCCCTAGCCCTTCCCACACGTCTTTAGCGACAGCCAGCAGAGCCTCTCTCACCTCAGCGTGCATCTTCTCCTCGTCGTCCCAGACGCGGCTGTCTAGGCCGTGTGGTGGCCTTGTCACGTCCTTGACGGCGGCTGCCACCGAGACTGCCTTACCCTTCGACTCCTGTAGCGTCATGAGCGCACCATAAATAGATGACAGCCTATACTTAGGCTCCATAAGCAAGGGATTACAGCATGAAGAAAAACAGTGTTAGCAAGCTGCTGCAGAGTGAGGCCGCCACATCAAACTACGTCGACTCGCTGGTAGAGGAGTCCGAGGCGGCAGAGAGGGCGGCAGCCATCCGCCGCGTCAGGCTGGTGTCAGAGGCCCGACTCGCTTCGATGGTGTCTGCGTACAAGAAGAGGACCCTGGCTGAGGGCCGCTCGCTTGCGAGCGACGAGCTGGCCCGTAAGATCGTTAGTGAGTCTGCCCGCCTAGAGCGCCTTGTCATCATGGAGGCCCTGGCAGGGTCGTCTGGGAAGGAGATCAAGGCGGCCTACAAGGGCATCTTCGACGCGATGCAGCACATCGCGAAGGTGAGCCCAGAGGTTAAAAATCTCTTCGACAAAGACCACGAGAATTTCCAGCTGGCCATGAACGCCTCTGCACCGGCTGACTCCTCGTCCTCGGACCTCGACAAGTTCCGCAAAAAGCTAGAGTCCATGCTGCCCAACATGTTGCAGCTGACTGCGGCGATGCGCAATGTGGCGATCAGCCTGGACGGCGGCGCCCTCGGCAACATAGTGTCGCAGTTGGGCCCTGACAAGACCCTCAGTAAGGGCTTCGCTGAACTCCTCGCTTCCACTAAGGAGGTGGCAGCCGACGCGGAGTTAGACAGGGTACCCATGAAGAAGTCTTTCCTGTCGCGTGCTGCGGGCAAAATTTCAAAACTCTTCGGCAAGTCAGAGGGTGTCGTCGACATGGAGAAGAAGTTCACAGACACGTTGGAGGCGATCGTCACGCGGGCTGCCCCAGGGGTGATGAAGAAGGACGTGGCCCACAAGTTCTCGCTCGACATACTCCTTAACACCACCCCCACGACTCTCTCAGACGCCTTCAATACGTTTGATACGGAGGTAACCCAGCACGTCGACAACAAGTTCCTGCAGGCGTCTGCCATGGCCGCTTCGAAGGTGTCTTTCGGCAAGGGCCTGTCTGATATCATCAGCGGTGGTAGCAGCGTGACAAGAGGGGACGGCGGTAGCCGCAGCGTCGTAGGAGCTGCCGGAGCTACCGGAGGCACCCAGGAACCTTCAAAACCAGAGGCGTCAGCGTCGGATGACGCCGCAGCCAAGGTGGCTTCCTCTGTCTCGACGGCCCTGTCCGACATAAAGAATGCGTTCATTAAAAAGTCTGCCGCCTCGAAGCGGAACCCAAAGTTCTTTGATCCAGTCGTCAAGGCGCTTGACAGCGTCGGCCTGCTACGTGGAGTTAACCTCACTGAGGCTGGCGGCCGCTTCAAGTCAAACGTTAACGTCGACGCTGTCCTCGACGCCATCAAGAACGAGCCTGTCATCTCTGTCGCCTACTCGAAGGCCCATGGGTGGAAGGGCGTTTCAGCTGATGAGATCAAGTCCGACAGGGACGTCCGCAGCGTCGTCAGCTTCCTCATCAGCATGGGGGTCGTCAAGACGCCGCCGCAGCAGGCCAACGAGTCTGCAGACGCCGGCCAGCTGAAGAGGTGGATGAAGATCGCTGGGCTGTCCTGACATCGACAGCCCAGGAATATTGGAAGCGAGGCGGGAGGTGGAACATGGGCCCTGAAGCTCCTGATTATTCAGGCGATCCACTGGCCTACCTGCGGGCCTACGTCGAGTGCCTCCTCAGGGAAGGAAAGGCCAACCGGCCGCGGAAGGGCATGAAGTCTCGGTGGAGCCTCAAGTACAAGAGGTCCATCGACTGCTCCCACCCTCGGGGGTTCTCCCAGACAAACTACTGCAAGAGGCGGGCCCGGGGAGGCCACTACTCAGACGGGTGAAAAGCTGGCCCAGCCTGGTGTATGGTAGCTACCATGGACAGCGTCTACACCATCCTAGAGGCACTGGAGTCCGACAACTCCCGCCTCTTCAAGGAAGATCTACTGCACAAGAACCGGTCCAACGACCTCCTGCGTCAGGTCTTCGTTGCGACCAGCGATCCCTACACGAACTATTACGTCTCCAAGTTCAAGATGCCAGCGGCTGTCCCAAGTCAGCTCGTGGACAATGACATGCAGCTCAAGGCATTCCTGGAAGTCCTGCTTCCCGACCTAGCTTCACGTAAGATTGTTGGCAACGAGGCCAAGTCTGTCGTCTCGGCAGCCTTCCAGCTGATGACACCCCTACAGCAGAAGTGGTGCCTCAGAATCCTTCTCCGCAACCTTCGGGTCGGCGTGATGGAGACGACCATCAACAAGGTGTGGCCGGGCTCCATCTCCAAGTTCTCGGTGCAACTGGCCGAGACCCTCCGGTCCCACTTCGAGGAGGATAAGGGTATCATCCTCGACGAGGAGGTTCAGTTCCCGGTTCGAGTGGAACCGAAGTTGGATGGTCTCCGATGCGTTGCCGTGAAGCACAACGGCGAGGTGACCATGTTCACGCGTAGTGGAACTGTGCTCGACACTCTTCCCACGATCAAGGCAATCCTTGAGGCAGCTCCGTGGGACAACTTCGTTCTCGACGGGGAAACAATGGGCGAGACGTGGAACGACTCGGCTTCCGTCGTAATGTCGCGAAAGAACGGCAAGGACGACTCCGGCATAAAGTACCACGTCTTCGATGCCATCGAGCTCGAGGATTGGCGCGTCCAAAAGAGCGCAACCGAGCTTGAGAGTCGAATCCAGCTCGTCATTGACCTTCTCTCGCAGCTCCCAGCTGGTTCCCCCGTCGTCCCAGTTCCAGGCGCCACAGTCAACTGTCTCAACGGCCTGATGAAGTTCTACTCGTCTGCGATGGAGCAGGGTCACGAAGGAGTCATGGTGAAGGACCTGAACGCCACCTACGCCTTCAAACGGTCTGGCTCTGTCCTCAAGCTGAAGCCTGTCACCACGTACGAAGGGGTGATCGTGGGCAACTACGAGGGCAAGCGTGGTTCCAAACGTGAGGGATTGTGGGGCGGGTTTGAGGTCGTGCTGCCTAACGGGGTCGTGACCCGCGTTGCAGGCGGTTTCACCGACAAGCTCAAGGCTGAAATCAACTTGGATCCTGGCTCTTGGGTCGGAAAGATCGTCGAGATGGAAGGCCAGCCCGACCCGCTCACCCAGGACGGTCTGACCCGTGATGGCAGAGTGAGATTCCCTGTGTTCATTCGTGAACGGGATGAACGTGACGTGGATCGTAGGCTTCTTGAAGCCTATAAGGCTTATTCAAAATCTAATTCATGATGTATAAACATGCTTATGAAAGATCTAGTAGCATTGCTGCTAGCTAGCGTAGCGTCAATTCGTGCACAAGCTGTTATCGCTTCAAACAACTACGGTGTTCCCTACAACGGAATTGGCGCGATACCAGCAATATTAGCTCGCGAAGCACATTTTCCAATGCGTCGTAGAGTATTGATGGCTTTGCTGGTCAGATATTTTCCAGACAAATACAGAGAATCGATCTATGAAGCAATGACAGTTGTCGGGCTGTTCTTGGCTCTTCTTACGATGAATTCGTGTTACGGCATGAACGCTGCTTTGCTTCTTGCCGCATTTTTACCTTTAACCTACAGGTTTGATTATTGGGACTGGATTCCGGAGGTTGGAGCTGCTATCGCGGCGACGTCTGGCAGAATTGACCTAGTTTATCCATGGACTATTGCTGCTGCTCTGTCTAGGGAAACTGCGCCAATAATTCCCATAATTTGGCTGTGCTATGTTGGCGACATTAAGACATGTGTCTATTTGTCTGCCGTCATTGCAGTTGTCACGTTGGGAGTCATACAGTGGCAGGGCACACGGCCGTTTCTTGGTGGAAGAATTCAAGCAGCAGGAAACGGCCACCAGCTAGCATGGTGGCTAGAAAATGTTGGTCGAACGATTTTGATGAGATCAGATCAGACGTCGACTAACATCATAACAGCCGCTTGCGTAATTGTTTGTGTTAATTTAGGATTTCCTCGGGCTCTACCTTGGCTCTGTATGCTGACAGCAGGTTGGCTTTGGGCGGTAGCTGTAGAAACTCGAGTTTTTACGATTTGTTTGATACCAGTAGTGCTTTGGCTGTGTGGGTTTACCTAAAGGTAAAATTTAGAGAATGAAAGTAACTGTTTTACTTCCACACCTCTCATCAGTTGATGGCATTCATCTTCCTTGCAGAGAAGAGGGCTTAAAAAGATGCCTCTCATCTCTTCGAGAGCAATCATACGATCAGGAAGATTTGGATATCATTATCCTTGGCGGCCCTGAAACTGTTCCCCAGAAGGTTGCGAGAGGAGTTGAAACGTCAACCGGAGAGTACATTGTTTTTGCCGCAAATGACATGGAGTTCGAGCCCAGCGCCATAGAGCTTGCTATCAAAGACTCCCAAGAGAACTGCGCGGCTCTCGTAGCGTTTGCTGGAAACCCTATCCTGCCCGACGAAGGTAACATCTGCGAGCATTTTATAATTCGTCGTGATTTCATTCCGCGGCTAGACAACGAGCAGATCTTTAGCACCGATTTCCACCACACCTGCTGCGATAACTGGCTGTGGGAGCAAGCGAAGCGTTTGGGCCAAGCGTACAAATCAAATCGCGCTAAGATTCGCCACAACCACTTCAGCGTAACGGGAAAAATGGATAGTGTCTATGAGCGTGGATGGTCAAATAGAGAACTCGATAAAGAAATTTTGAGAAAAAAGATGAGAAGCCGACCGAAGATCGCTGTCTACACCATCACAAAGAACGAGGAGAAGTTCATCAAGCGCTACTGCGAGTCAGCCGCAGACGCTGACTACATCGTGGTCGTCGATACGGGCAGCACCGACGACACCCTTGGGGTCGCGAGGGACTGCGGCGCGATCGTCCACGAGGTCAACGTCATTCCCTGGCGGTTCGATGTGGCACGGAACGCGTCGTTGGCCCTGCTCCCAGCCGACGCCGACGTCTGCGTCGCCGCTGACGCCGACGAAGTTCTGACACCCGGGTGGCGCGATGAGATCGAACGTGTCTGGACGAAAGACGCGACCCGACTCCGGTACCTGTACGACTGGGGCAGCAATATCAGCTTCATGTGTGACAAGATACACTCTCGCCGGGGCTACAGCTGGCGACACCCGTGCCACGAACGCCTCGTCGCAGACCCACGTATCGTTGAGAAGTACGTCGAGACAGACAAGCTCATCATTGTTCACAGGCCTGACGAGACGAAGAGCCGCGGGCAGTACCTCGACCTCCTATCAGTCGGCGTCAAAGAGGACCCACACGACCCACGCAACAGCTTCTACTACGCCCGTGAGCTGACGTTCTACGGCAAGCATGCAGAGGCCACCGTCGAGCTGCAGAGGTACCTGTCTCTGCCTGGCTCCACCTGGGCAGAGGAGAGGGCTTTTGCCATGCGACTCCTCGGAGACTCAGCGGAGGCGCTCGGGCGCCGCGACGAGGCGCTGTCCTGGTACAGGAAGGGGACACACGAGGCCTCACATAGGAAGGAGCCATGGCTGGCCCTCTCTGAGGCGTGCTATAGACGCTCCCTGTGGGAGGAGTGTCGCTACGCAGCCAGACAGTGCCTCTCTGCCCAGCCTAGCACTAGCTGGCCGACAGACGCCAAGGCAGAGAGCTACCACCCACACGACATGCTGGCTATTTCGTCTTTTTGGTTGGGTGACTTGGCTGCCGCCAGGGCCAGCGGCCAGAGGGCCTGTGACATAGCACCCAGCGACGAGCGTCTCCGCTCCAACATGAGGTGGTACCAGGAAACGCCAGGTGCGTAAGCCTTGGTTACATCCGGCGTAGGCGCAATAAATATAGGTCACCATGCAGCGTGCTGTCGAATTCGCGACACCTGGGGTGTAAGTTTGGCCTACAGGGCTCAATACTTTGTGGGACGCAAGTCGTCCCAAGGGGCAGGTCTTCCGTGAGGGTCGGCGTCGGCGACACAGCAGTGCTGTCACCGGGCTTTACCCACGCCGAGGTCCGTAGCGCCCCAGGCATGGTCCACTCGTCTGTGGTGGGACAAATGACCACAGGATCGGTGGCCATAGTGCTAGAGGTCTTAGATTCGTCTGCGCTTGAAGCGCGTGTACTGCTCGGGTCCAACGTTGTTGGATGGGTGGTCGGGTCTTGCCTCCAGCCTGTTGTCGGAGGAAGGGGCACGAAACAGGAGATAGTGAAATGATTGAAACAAAAGTGCTAGTTGGGTGGATGCTGTCGGTGGTGCTTACCCTAGCGCCGACCCGCCTGGCTTCCATTACAAAAGAAGACCCGCAGGAGAGGGCCGACAGGCTGGCTTCGATATCCAACGACATCGTTGACATAGTCTTCGATGGCGAGGAGCAGCCGCTCTTCTCCGGCCCACGTGGCAGGGAAAAGTCAGCAGTGCTTGTCGCTACTTTCGCCTCGCATGAGAGCGGATTCTTCAGCAGGGGCGTCGACCTAGGAACTTCCAGGGGAGACGGCGGCTCATCGTGGTGCATCATGCAGCTTCACATTGGCAAGGGCCGCACAGCGGAGGGGTGGACAGGACCTGACTTGATAGCAGATCGCAAGAAGTGCGTCAGGTCAGGCTATCACATCATGAGGTCAGCTATAAAAATGTGCGGCGGTCCTGAGGAGGACAGGATGGCCGCGTATATCTCAGGCAGGTGCGACGTGGCTGTCGCACAGTCTCAAGACAGGTATAGACACGCCATGAAGCTACTGCGCGGTCACGGCCTGGCTTCTTACCAGAAGGCTGCATACAACAGCCTGGGCCTCACCACCATGGTAGACTGACGAAGTCCTCAACAGCAACAGAGAGAAAGACAAGGAGAGTTCGAAATGAAGAATGTTATGTTACTGCTGGCCGCGGTGCTTATCGCTGGCTGCGCGTCAAATGAGCCGATACCGACCCCTAATGTGGTTGCAGACGCAGCGACAGAGGTGGGTGACTCCACGACCGGTGACGCTTCAAGCGACGCGATGGGCTGTGTGACCAGCACCGACTGTGTCGCCCTTACAGGACCGTGTCAGGTGTATGACGGCGGCACTGTCTGCCCCGTGGCGAGCTGTGTAGAGGGACAGTGTCAGGTCACATCGTCCAGCTACCCTGTCTCGTCAGACGCCGCCGCAGCGTCCAAAGCCACAACAAAGAAGTAAGCGGCGTGCCAGTCAGCTGTCACATAGTGGAATTGTACCGACAGTCAGTCGGGTCCGTGGGTTCGAATCCCACCAGCTGACCTAAGATGAACAACAAGAAGATAGCGTCAATAATCCCGACCATCGTCTCCAAGCTTTCAGCTTGTGCTAGCACTGTAGCTATACTGGCCGGGACCGTGGCTGACATCATCTGCGTCATGCAAGAAGCATTACAAAAATGTTCTGCCGGCTGCAGCCATGCTGCTGTCGGTTACACAGAGGGAAAATTCCTGTGCTACAGGTGCTGTCTCCAGGCCTGCGCTGCTGGACAGGCTGTGTGACGTGGTCACCTAGCAGGGACGCCATACTCAGGCTGGAAGAGGGCGCCAAGAACCTACGTGAGCTAGGCCATCTAGGACACGAGGGGATGAATTGAGGTCACCTCTTGCGCATCCAGTTGGTGCTGTCGACAGCCCAGCTCTACCTACTAACCGCCTTTGAGGTGCTGCCTGCTCCCAGCGGGCTTGTAAAAGTGCTGTTGTTAGCCGACCCTGTCAATTATGATATTATCTTGAATTAGCCATGTATTCAGGGCTAAGTAAGCTTGGCTAGGGCCAAAGACCATTGCAGTCGTTCCATTTTGTCGCTGTGACTCTCCACTTCCATCCTCATTTATGATAATTTTGTCTAAAAATGATTTCTCATTAGAGACTAAATAAACGCCAGAGACCCAATCGGTTAAGGGTATAGAAATTTTATCGTCTAATGCTGACTTAATTACGATTGCCATATTTCACCCTATAGTGCTCCTGCAGCTGTAGCCGCGTTAAGCATATAATTTTGTGTCAAAGCTGTCGTTGAGAATCTTACATCGGCTAAACATCCGCGGTACGCTTGGTTAGCCCCTACTGCGGTGCTGTTTCCAATAGCAAATTTTGTGAATCCTGACCACGTATTAGTTGTGTTGCTTGTAGCCACTTGTACTCCATTGATATAAAGATAGTTATTCGTTCCCGTGTAGGTTACGCCGACATGAATTCTACTAAAAACCCTAGGCATAGTCGCTGTCAGTGTGAAATAGCCTGTATTGATAAAAGTCACTACTAACGCAACATCAGTTGTGGCTATCTGTATGCCTTGAGACCTGTTTGCATTACCAATTTCAACAGCCGACAATCCCGTAGACAGGCCGTAGTCAGATGACATGACGCATTCCAACGTCCAACTGGTAAGAGAGCCTACGTAGATAGAACTATTAAACGCCCCATCAGTTGTTGTAGCACCTGTGAAACGAATAGCGCCTGTGCCTTTAGAATAGAGGCCTCTGTCACCCAAACGTCCTGATGTGCTTCCATTTGTATACCCGCCTGTCAATGTTAACGGATATAGGTTGCCTGGAGCACTGTTAGCTAGAGTTGTTCCGCTAATTTCATTGCAGTAATAAGCTAGCACAGTTGAAGCGTCTAATCCTGTTCGTGGCCCTGCGCTTGATAGCGTACCTGCGCTGAGATACAGAGAAGATCCAACAGTGACATTCGTGCCGTTGCCTGCTAAAAGCTGTGAAACTAAGCCAGGCCAAGATACTCCTAACGATCCTGCACCAAGAGATAGGTTATTACCGACAGCGACTGTTGTACCTGCCGCGCTGGCTAACGATCCTGATGTACCAGGCCATGGAAGCGCTTTTGAAGCTGACGATGTTGACATTTAATTTATATGTATCAGCATACTATTACTAAGATATTTCGTCTGACTGTCATAGTATGCCCATCGCCTGTGTGGCTGCAATACAGTAAGCCTGCGACCGAGCCACATTGCTAACCCTAACGTCTGAAATAAGACCTCGAAATGCTGTGTTTGTTATTAAAGCGTTAAAAGTTGTCCTTGAAATGTTGCCAATTGCGAACTGCGTGAATGGGTTGTTGCCTGCGTAAGACATCGCTGCTGTCTGCGACCCAACGTTTACTCCGTTAGCATATAGTGTAACTGTCGATGACGTCTTAACAAACGCAAGATGAGTCCTCGTGCCTACGCCGATTGATGAAGCAACGGTAAGCTGATTGTTCGTTGAGTTGCTATAGTACTGACAGACGATGCTTGTAGTATTTACGTTTTGCAATGAAATAATGCTATTGAGCGCGCCAGTCCTTGTTGCCGATGCCATCTCCAAGATATAACCAGTGCCAGCAGTAGGCGTCGTAATCATGACTATGACTTCGATAGTCCAAGCGTTGGTGATACCTGACGCATTTGTGGGGATAGAGAATTGAGAAGAAGAGGAAGTATAAAACCCATCGTCTGTGTTTATCGCGCCGTAAAGACGAAAAGCAGAAGTGCCCCGTGCGTAAAGCCCACCATCGCCAATGCTATAGGACCCGGTGGCCGTGAGATTTGCGTTGGCTATATTTCCACTATTTGTTATCGTTGTACCGCTTGTTTCATTGCAGTAGTAAGCAAGAAGTGTATTGCTGTCAAGAGGAGTGTTAGCCCTTGCCCCCTGCGTCGACGAGAGTGTTGTTAGCGTTGATCCGCTGAGAGACAGCCAGGGGCCAACTGACGCCGCCGTGCGATGGTGGCGCTCCCAGAGGATGCGGACGGCGTCGTCCAGCTCGGGGGGCTGGCTCGGCGGGGTGTAGTGGGCGCCGTTCTGCATGTCAGGCCCAGCAGGCTCCGCTCATGCCGCTCAGGATGTAGTACGGCGAAGGTAATGCCGCGTTGCCAAACCACGTGGTCGTACCGCCTGTCTCGCTATATTCCAGCCAGTATAGCGCGTGGTACCCAAGCCCTGGGCACCCGACGTATCTGCTGTTAGATTGCGAGTACGAATAGACCGCTGCGGGTGTCCCGGAGCTTCCCGCGCGCGGCATCACTGTCGGCGTCGTCGTAGAGTCCACGCCGATGCCGACAGCGGCTGTTTTCGGCGTGTTATTCGCGTTCCAAGTGGCAGTCACAGACAGATCCATGCTGTCCTGGTCTAGCCCACGGACCACTTCGACCGCGTTTGCTGTCGATCCGTTAGCCTGTCGCCACGTCGGGGTCGTGTACATCCAGCTCGACGTCGATTCCACTCGCAACAGCGTGCGCGCGACGCGATTGGCGGCGTTGAAAATGAAACGCTTTGCCGCGGAGTCTTCCGTCGTCGTAGAGCTTGTGGTGCGGAATGTGCCCAAATAGCGGCGAGTCGCGTCGCCGCTCTTCGTGAGCAGCCCATTTGCCCACGCTATTCCGACGGAGCGAGCCGTGTCGCTCGTCCACGCAGGTCCGACTTCGAGCGCAAGCGCGCCGCTGTTCAGAAAGCCAAAGACGTCGTAGTTTTTCCCGCTCGTCAGCGTCCCAATAGCGAGCGACACATCAGACGAAACTAATGTCCGAAGCGCAGATCCATCCCACAGCGTGATCGTCCCGCTGTGATATGGCGACCAGTAGATCGTGGTCGCTGCTGTCACATCAGAGGTGGTGACTGGCGTGCCGTTCGCGAGCGTAAGGCGGCCGCCGTTGACCGTGGATTGCGAGGTCAGCGTCGCGCCAGCAAGGGTCAGTCCATCGCCCACCGTCACCGCCGACCCATCCCCCCGGACGAGCTGCGACGACGTGCCGGGCCAGACAGCGGCCGGCCCGTTGGCGGCGGGCCGGAATGGCAATATAATTCCCGTCGTCGTTGACGTGGCGAACAGGATTGGGTTGGAGTAGGATGCCGCTGACGTAGGTTCGGTGGCAGTCAGGGAGCCAGCCACAGAATCGCTGACGTAATAGTATTCTCCAGATGTTAGACCTGATAATCCACCTATCACTCCAGATAGCTGAACTACGAAGTCGTTGCCTGCAACTCCCGCCACTATTCCAATACCAAGTGTAGAAGATGCGTTTGATTTGGCTAAAGCCCATGCTGTTCCAGCATAATAGATGGCTTGACCTACTGAAAATCCGTGTGATGCTTGGGTCACTCTAATTGAGGGACCTGATGAATTTATTTTACCAGATGCTCCTGTAGCCATTTTATTTTACCTGCACTTTAAAAGCTTTAAGCTTGCTTATTGTTGATGTTGTTGTCGCCCCTGTAATTGCTGCCCTGGTCCCAACGCAAAAGACAGAAGGGTTTGGAAAATAAAAACTCGCGCCTCCTGCCGAGATAACTAAATTTAAATTTATGAATCCTCTATATTGTAGTGAGGAAAAAGATGGCCACCCGCCTGACCATGTGCCTGTCCAAAATTCGGCAAAAAGAGGAGACACAAATTTTATAACTCTAACATCATGTGATAAATTTGTCGTCGTATATCCATTGTAATAATTGGTAGAAGGATAAAGATTTGGATTAACATATCCATACACAACATGAGAAGATCCTGCCGTTCCGCCTCCGCTTCCTCCTGATGATGATTGCCAGATTAATCTATTCACTAACGTCCAGTTGGGATTAGAAGTAGTTCCATCATCAATCCTGACATCTGTTTGAGAACTAGTACCACTTGTCGCTAAAGTAGTTTCATTTCTAAGCCAAATTAAGACCTGGTTCTGTCCTGGCGTGGCTCCTAGTGAAGCAAGTGTGGGTGAAGACCAAGCTATATCTCCACTGCCAGCGGCAGGTAATGTTGTAATGAGACCATCTGTAGCGTTAAGGGCTGCTGTGTTCGTTCCAGATATTCCTGATACTTTCCAAGTTTTTCCATCTATCGTTACGTTTCCGTTAGAATAGCTGGCGACAGGAGTTTGTGCTGTTAGATCAACTTCATAAGTCGTGTACCAACCTGTAGATACTGCCGTTGATGCTGAAGATACATCAAGAGGTCTAAATGGCAAAACAACACCAGTAGTTGTTGATGTTGCAAACAAAATAGGATTTGAGTAAGAGGTAAGGGCATTTGGTTCTGTCGAGGTTAATGTTCCAGCTATTGAATCTGAAACAAAATAATATTGTCCAGCGGTTAATCCTGATAAGCCGGCAATAGTACCGCTAAATTGAGCGGTAAAATTATTAGAATCTGCGACAGCGGATACCACTGCAAGTCCAAGCGTGTTGGCGTTGTCTGCTCTGGCGAGAGCCCACATAGTTCCATTGAAATAGATGGCCTGGCCGACAGAGAACCCATGGCTGTTCTGGTTGATGCTCGATGTGCTTCCGCCTCCACCGCCACCTCCTCCTGCGGGTCCTGTTGGACCGATAGGTCCTGTTGGTCCCGTTGAGCCTGTCCCTGTTGGACCTGATGGCCCTGTAGGACCTGTAGATCCTGTCGGGCCTGTAGGTCCTGTTGATCCTGATGTCCCTGTTGGACCTGTAGGACCTGTTGGACCTGTAGGACCTGTTGGACCTGTAGGACCTGTTGGACCTGTAGGTCCAGTATCTCCTTGTGGGCCTGTGTCCCCTTGAGGACCTGATGGCCCTGTAGATCCTGTCGGGCCTGTAGGTCCTGTTGATCCTGATGTCCCTGTTGGACCTGTAGGACCTGTTGGACCTGTTGGACCTGTAGGACCTGTTGGACCTGATGGCCCTGTCGGGCCTGTAGGTCCTGTATCTCCTTGTGGGCCTGTGTCCCCTTGAGGACCTGTGTCCCCTTGAGGACCTGTGTCACCTGTGGGACCAGTATCACCTGTCGGTCCGGTATCACCTGTGGGACCAGTATCACCCTGCGGACCTGTCGGTCCTGTGTCACCCTGCGGACCTGTCGGTCCGGTATCACCCTGCGGACCTGTCGGTCCTGTGTCACCCTGCGGACCTGTCGGTCCGGTATCACCTGTGGGACCAGTATCACCCTGCGGACCTGTCGGTCCTGTGTCACCCTGCGGACCTGTCGGTCCGGTATCACCTTGTGGTCCGGTGTCTCCCTGAGGACCTGTGTCCCCTTGAGGACCGGTATCTCCTTGTGGGCCTTGTGGTCCGGTATCTCCCTGAGGACCTGTGTCTCCTTGAGGCCCAGTATCCCCCTGAGGTCCAGTGTCCCCTTGAGGACCTGTGTCACCAGTCGGTCCGGTCGGCCCCGTGTCTCCCTGCGGACCTGTTGGACCAGTATCACCTTGGGGCCCGGTCGGTCCGGTATCACCCTGTGGTCCTGTGGGACCAGTTGGACCCACTGTTCCTTGTGATCCTACTGGTCCTGTGCTTCCGGTAGGGCCTGTGGTGCCGGGTGAACCTTGTGGACCCGTAGGTCCAATGCTTCCTTGAGGTCCAGTGAAGCCTGCTACGCCTGCTGGACCCGTACTCCCTTGCGGTCCTGTATTCCCAGCAGGTCCTATAGGCCCTGTGGAGCCTGCTACGCCTGCTGGGCCAGTTGACCCTGCATGTCCTGTTGGTCCAGCAGCACCGACCTGTCCCTGGGCTCCTGTAGGACCTACTGACCCAGTCGGTCCCATCGGTCCTGTTGGTCCAGCAGCACCGACCTGTCCCTGGGCTCCTGTAGGACCTACTGACCCAGTCGGTCCCATCGGTCCTGTTGGTCCAGTAGAGCCGCCGCCAGTTGGGCCAGTAGATCCAGTTGCCCCAGTCGGTCCCATCGGTCCTGTTGGTCCAGTAGGCCCTCCGGGTGTTCCTGCTGGACCAGTTGGACCAGTTGGACCAGTCGGGCCGCCACCGCCACCAGAACCTGAACTTAGTATGATCCACTGACCGCCTGGCACGCTAGTGAGAGTCAGCGACCCATAGTCTGTCGATATGACGACGCTGCTGCTGCCCTCTATCTTCGACGCAGCACCACCATCGTGAGTCGTTATAGTGACAGGGTTGAGGCTTGCGCTTCCTGACGCGTCTTTTATGATGACATAGACACCGACCCGGGCCGGCTCAGGTAGGCTGACAGTGACAGCTGCTGCGTGGTACACCTCTGTCACCACCTTGTCAGGGTCGACCCTGTTTGTGATGAGCGGCTTCGCGTCGAGACGTGCCACTGACAGGGCGAGGTCACCTGTCAGGTGTAGTCCGGCAGGCTGCCCTGCAAAGCCTGTCTCCACGTCAGACGGAAAGTTTACCTTTGTATACTTGCCTGTCGTGTCCGTCGATCCAACTAGCGGCTGCCGCTCCGCCTCCCTCCGCGATATGCTACGACGAGTCGTCATGCCTACATGCTATGTATTACGGGGACACAACTATGTAAGATAGATCCAACAGCGGGTAGACAGAGTAGTCCCTGTCACGCGTCTGGTCCTCTATGAAGGGGGCGTAAGACCTGTAGAACTCATCCAAGTTGCCCGAGGCTGTCTGCTCTGGCTTGGCCGGCAGGTACTTACCGTCTGTATCCCTAATGTAGAACTTAACGCCGACAGCCTGCGGCGAGATGTCATTTTGTGACATCGTGTTGTTTGGATTGTTATAAATGCTAGGCTTGTCACCCCACGGGGCGGCGTAGTTAAGATCATCTTTGGACAGCCCGCCAGCGACGGGGACGCCTGTCACATCGATCGTGGCAGTGACGGGCCTCTGCTCCAACATGTCGCGTAAGTGACCGTAGTGACGCGCGTAGAAGACACACGACGGGTTTGACATTCCAAGGTTCATGCCGTAACGCCAGCCGCTGATCTGCGGTCCAATTTTTATTGGCACAGAGCCTGAATTATCTCCAGTCAGGGACCATGTGCCTGAGTCATTGCCCATGCTGATAGCCCTGTCGTTGTTGAAGCCAAACAGCGTCCTCGCCACGTCTCCCTTAGAAGCATGTGTGGCCGCATAAGAGAGCGCAGAAGCGTCCATCATCCACGCTGTCACCTTCAGTATGAAGTCCGCGCTGCTGTTTGTCAGCACCCTGTTGACGCCATTGTTGATGGCATATTCTACAGGAAAAGATGAGATGTACTCTATGCCGCCCGCTGTGCCGAGGTCGACGAGGTCGTATTGAAGAGTCGATGCGGTTCCGACTGTCCCGCCGCCTGGCGAAGGGATAGCTGGTGTGAAAGTAGAAACTTGAGAAGGAAGGTACCCTATCAAGGCTCGCAGCCCAGCTCGACTAGTGTCCAGCTGCAGGGAGTCTTCTATGACATCACTAGAAAACATCCTGAGCAGCGGCCGGGCCACACCCATACCGGCGCTTAACGGACGATAGACGTTTGACCAGCTCGTGATGTATGGAAAGATATCCTGGGTCACTGCTGCGAACAAGGCAGCGCTGTACCCAATGCCACCGTTCCTGGCGAAGTAGTAGTTGCCGATGCTGCCTGACTTGGCGGCGGCGGCCAGCACCTGTGCTGCGACATCCCCTACGCTGACGCCAGGCACCAGGTAGCTGCCCCTATTGTCGGTATTGTAATATGGGTTAGCTCCAAACGCCCCTCCGCTTATCCTTTTCCTGTTGAGCAGCTGAGCTGCAGCTGGGATGTCGCTAGGCGGCGTGACGTACTTGGCCGCCATGAAATTGTCGTAGTAAGTCCCGAGCCTGTCCTGCGGGCTGGTTAGGTCGAACTGGTCCAGGACAGGCTCGTCGCCTATTACAGTAGACAGCGCCGCTGTCTTGGACGGGGGTGGCGACGGGTGCCTCTCCCTTGCTTCGCCTACGTAAGATCCATATAGCGTCACCTTGAGCTTGCCTGAGGAGACCTTAATGTCGTGGCTTGACCAGAAAGAAACATAGGTATCGTGCATCCTGTGGTCCACGTTATCCAGCGGATATGTGGGAGTCACATTGAACCGCCTCGGCTGTGCCAGGTACTCTCCTGGCACCTTAGCGCTTCTAAACTTTGACAAAAAGACTGTCAGCCTGTCTCCGGGGCACAGCAGGTACGGGTTGTCTATAAAATTTCCAACGAAGCCGGACTGGGCGTAGTACGTCGCTAGCGTATTCGAGTTGAGAGAGCTGGACAGGGCGTCCGCGAAGCTATAAGCTACGTTCCTGGCGTACAGGCTTTCTTTGCTGTCTACTACGCGCCTCCCTGGTGGCTCTAGCTGCCTCGACGGAGTGAGCCAGAAGTTATCGGCGAGTCCAGCCATAGAAGAGCCGTGCGGTTTACTTCCATGAATCCTTGCCCTGCCGACGAACATGTCCAAGTACTCGCTGCCATAGCCGTAGGCGTCTACTGGGTTCGTCTGTGTAGAGTCGCCGCCGCCGTATGGGCCGTACCCAAATCCACCTAAGCTCTTTGGAAGGTCATTGACGCCGTACGAGTAGTACAGGACGCTGGAGAAGCCTGTCTTCATCTCGAACTTTACAGAGCTGGTGGCCTGGTGCAGCACGGCAGTCGGAGCCCCTACATGGGCCCTATAACCCTGGTTGGCGACCCACATCACCTGGTCCTCGGACACCATGCTGCCATTTGGTGTGATATTGTAGAGAACATCCTGCGGCGTCGCGTAGTACGACGCTCCTACGTCCTCTGGGGGGATGAGAGTACCGCTGCATATGACGTCTCGCCTCAATGGGCTATAATTCGTATCAAACAGTGGGCTGCTGAAGCTGCCGCTGCCAAGCTTGTTATTTCTGGTCTCTTTTAGCAGGCCGACAGTCACACACGGGCCGCCCACATCGATGCACTCTATCTCTTTAGAGTAGTCTGTCACAGGCCCCGGCCCATTAATGCTGTGGTCACTCCAAAACATGTAGAGGTTGGATGTCGTCTTGTCGTTTAGCCAGCCAGGGCCCGCCTCGAACGGCATCTCAATGACGACCTTTTCGACTAGAAAGTTCCTGTCCCCCGGGACGGCGAAAGAGATGGGTGAGACTTCGTTCTCGTTGAAAGAGTACTTCTTTCCTATCGTGGGACTCTCTATCAGGGTGTGCTGGAAGCTCTTGTTGATCCTGTCGTCTGAGAAGTAGCCATACGACCACGGGTCTGGCATCGTGAACGGAGCAGTGCTGATAGAAGACGTGACAGGCGAAGCAGTGAGGTCAAAGTAGTGGTCATAGTATGTCGAGTAGTCCTGGCCAGGGTACCCGTAGCCGCCGCTCATTACCATAGTGCCAAACGCTGTGAAGAGCTTGGCGTCCCCGTGGACTGTGAAGTAGTCCCGGGGGTTGCTGACCTCCCCTACTTCTTTGAAGGTCCTAGACCTAGTGTCGTAGTACAGCAGGCTTGAGGCTGTCGCCTGAAGCTGCGTCGGAAACTCTATGTCATACTCCAGGACTATCCTGTCCTTTTGTCCGAGGTTTCCACTGAATCCACCGGTGCCGACGTCAGACGGAGAGCTACCGGAGTAGTAAGCGTCGTACTTGTGGTCCTGGTCGTAGAGTCCTACCTCGCTGAAGCCGGCCTCTACAGCCTCCTGCCTCGGCTGCCAGTCGCCGAATGACGACGGGTTGATGTTGGCCGTCAGATCCATGTCAGTGTAGAGGTCTACGGCCGGCTGCCCCTTGGTGGAGTTCTTACCAAACAACCTCGGGAGCGTGGTCGGGAAGTTGACAGGCTGCTCCACGAAGGCAGCCGACGTCGTGTCGTCGAAGAGGCCTACGTCCTCTAGCGTGCTGTTCGAATCGTCTGTCCTGACCTGCAGCCTCGGCAGCACCTTCCTCGTCTCTTTAGGCGCCAAGAAAGTGTAAGTGGCGCCCATGTCCCTCGTGGCGGGCCAGTCTTCTCTGTTGGTAAAGACAGGTGTGACGGTCCACAGCTGGCCTCCGCGTAATCGATCTCTTTCAGTCAGGGGTGCAGCCGAGTTCTGCGCCGCTATGTTCTTGGCGGGCCCCAGGGCGCCGATCGATATAATTTCATACAAGTCTGCAGAGGGTGAGCTGTTGTTGCCCAGCAGGTCTTTGAGGGGAGCGTACCCGAACTCTACCCTGCCGTCGTGGTGGACCCTGACATCGTACTCGTACTGAAGGTTGAAAGCGGTCTCTGAGAAGTGCCTGACCCTGACATAAGCAAAGTCTCTTACCTTGCCGTACCATATTCCTGTCTTCCTGTTCCAGGTGCCGTTCGCCAAGTTGTTAGACTGTACGTTGTCGTCTGAAAAAAATCTACCTCCCCTGTAGGGCGCCCCGACTGATGTGACAAACCACGGGAGGAGGAAGATTTTGTTGGACGGCGCTCCTACTTTTTCTAGGATTACGCTGATAGAGTACCTGTCGCTAGAGGACGGGGGAGATGGGTTGCCAGCATACGAGACCTTCACAATTCTTTTTTCGCCTAAGAAGTCTACGACAACGTCGCCGGCTGTCCTCTCTGTCGTGACAGAAGAAACAGCGGTGGGGTTGTCGCGGGACAGCTTTGATAAGTCTGCTGGGTAGAGGCCCGCGTCGGCGGCCACCCGCTTCTGCAAGAATAGTTCTTCAAACTGTGGGGTCGTCATGTGTGTGTCATTCCGCCGAAGGCCAGCGAGTCGGCCCCTCGTATGCTTCCGTCGTAAGTGAAGCCGCAGCCGTATGACAAGTGATCGTCTGGCACGTATCCACCTCCTACGTCATCGTAACTGGCCCGCAGGGCTCGTAATACATCGAGGAGGCCACCCGTCAGCGTCTCCTCCAGCCTCTTAGAAAAATCACGGTCCTCGAACGGCTGTGTCATGGCCGGGTCGAAGATAAAAAATCCTGGTGTCGGCAGGGTTAGCCCGTCCATGTCCTCGCCCATATCGAAGAAGGGCTCAGGGCTGTCTGTCCGCCACACGTCAGACGACAGAGTCCTGTCAGCGTCGTGATAGCGTATGACATTGCCGCCCTCGACGTCGCCCCATATCCTGTGTGGGTCAAATGGGAAGTACGGTGAGTCTAGCGAGGCCACACTCCGTATGGCCAGGGGCTCTAAGACGTCCTGGTAGAGTGACCACCCAGATATTGACTGTGAATCATTGTCTACTAGGATGGGGTAGGGCTGGCTGCCTGCTAGGAAAGCCAGCGGGTCAAACTTCTGGTTGTCCCTGAACGCCCGGGACCTACCGTACAGGAAGTTAGACCCAACGTCTGTGTCGTCTTCGCCAAAGACGTACTGCTGTGCCCTGTGGCCCGGGTCGCCTGACAGTATCTTGAAAATGCCGAGGGCGTAGGCCCTCGGCGTCCTGATCTCGACGCCCTGTCGATACTCTAGAGAGCCGTCGATGCTCTGGCTCAGGGCCGTCTTCGTCCCTAGGAGGTACACACCCGACTCGTCAAAGTCAGGGTTGTAGTCTAGGACGCCGAGGACTGCGTGGACGCCCGTGTGGCGCGACCGGGAGTCGTTGAACTCTGTCGTGTCGTCCGCGTTGCGGAGGTCCAGGCCTATCGTGTTGCCTGTGCGCTGCGTCATGACGTTGGTGGCGTACCTGAGCATCTTAGAACTTCCTGACTGTGGCTGAGATTGAGTCTGCCTGCGCCGGCCTCGGGGGAGGTGGGTACCTGTGCTTCGAACGCTCTAGCATGTGGGGCTCTATCACGAAGTTCACGCCTTTGAATGCGGCCTTGCGCGGCACTATCTGGTCTATGAAGACTCCGACAGAGTCGTCGAACCACTTGTAGTACTCAAAGAATGAGGCGAAGTCGACCTTGCCGAGCAGCTTGCTGAAGTACGTCTCACGCAGCGTCGACATACCCGGGTAGTCTTCGCTGTAGAGTAGGTTAGGGGACCCCATGGCCCTGTTGATGTCGTCGTAGTTGGCGAACATGTTGACTATGTCGCAGTTGAGCGCGTCGACTAGGGAGAAGTCGACGGACAGCTTTGGGCTGTCAGTCGGCATCAGCTCTCTCTGTATGCTGTGGACAGGCGCGGCCTGGGCCCACGGCGCCTCCACTAGGTTTTCAGCCGACTGGAAGCCTCGGGCTCGCACCTTCTCATTTGTGACAGACTCGTCGTAGTAGGGCGAGAGGTACCCCCTGTCGAAGAACTCTATCTGAAAGTTTGTGTCTACGGTGGAGAAGCCGTAGCCGGTGAGCCCCATGCCGTCGCCTGTCTCGTCGACCAGGTCGATGTGGCCGTCAAGACCGGCCGCCAGGACCTGCGCCTGCTTCTGTATGGCGTTTATCCTAGGCCGCTCGAAGCTGCCTGACACCCTGAAGGGGGTAGAGAAGTTAACGCTGGGCGTTACTACCCCGATTGAAGTCTGATTCCTGACGTGCTCCTTCCACTCGTCCTGTGTCACTCCCTTGCTATAGAACCTGACGCTGGACAGCAGGCCTAGGTAGGAAGAAGCCTGGGCCTGCAGGTACGTAGAGTCATTCAAGAACCTAGCCCCGACGGAGGCGGCGGGATAGTAGTTGCCTAACAGGATGTACGAGCCGCTAGCGTTATAAGTTCCTACCTGGCTGAAGCTGTTGGACCCAGGCCAGGCTGTCTCGTCGAACAGCATCGTCGACTCGTAGTTCTCTACTATGTTGCCGGCGGCCTCTGAGGCTGCCCTGATGAAATATGACGATGTCACTGCCTGGCCGACGTCGGCTGGCCTAAACTTGCCGAACGACACAGCCCACCTGCGGCCGTCGAATATCCCCTGGCCAGGCACTGCTAGGCTCATGGACACGGCTGACGCCGCGAGAGAGTCGGTCGGTCGCAGGTACAGCGTGATGTTTGAGTCGCTCTTGACGTCAGCCTGGGGAGTCGCCACCAGGTTGGCCAGGACCCATGGGCCTCCTGACCCTGTCGCCATCATCCTAGCGAGGCTGGAGACCTGCGTGGCAGTCGGCCTGTAGACGCACTCGAGCGTCCACGACCCAGAAGTCAGCAGCCCATCGTTAGGGTTGTCTGACACCACCTGCCCGCCGACAGGCGTCCATGACCCTGCGATGGGCGGGGATCCGGGCTCGCTACGAGACGACGACAAGAAAGGGCTGACGACGTAGCTGTTATCGACGATGTTGAGCATGGTGCCGAGCTTAGAGTCAGACTCCCGGGTGTATGACAAGTTCTTGTAAGTCGGCCCACCGTACTCCCTTATCTTGATGGTGTTGTCTGGGTCAACTCCGATGGCTCGTAGGAAGTACTTGATAGAGTTTGGAGTCCCCTTAGATGACATGATCTTCGGCAGGCTGACCATCACCCTCTTCATCAGCTCGCTCCTGACGTACTTTAGAGAGTTCTCTGAGGTACTGACCTCCCGTAGTATGTTCTCGCCCGACAGGTACTGCTCCACGGAAGAGTGAGTGAAGAGGTTAGGCAGGTTGAGGCCGCGCCTCTTCGTAAAGTCAAGTAGGAAGTTGTCAGGTGTCGTCTCGTGGCCGCTGTACTCTACGTGCTCTAGGTTGGCGAACTGGTCGACGTATACCTTTATGTCATCGAAGAAACGAGCCCACATGTAGAGGAAGCTTAGCAGTATCTGCTGTGACCCTAGGTCGCCGCTGCCCGGTATGCTGCTGCCGCCGTACTGCCCCGTCGCGTTTCCATCTACGTTCTTTCCAAAGCCGTCCTTGTAGGCCCCCTCTAGGAGGTAGTGGGGTGGAATGAGGCGGGTGATGATGTTCGGATTGACCTTGTCGTACTCTGACGCAGTGCTCAGTATGCCCACGTTGAGGCTCACCACGTCTGGGTAGGCAGGAAACAGGACGGGGCACAGTCGTATTTTTTCGTTGACCATCGGGCTTAGCGGGTCTGTCGAGGCGTCAACCCGCATGCTGTCATTTGGGTTGACGACTACCCCGTGGAGGGAGTTGCCTGAGCTGTCCAGGACAATGTTGGAAGCACCGCCGATGCCTGCCGGCTCATTGAACTTGAAGTACAGCTTCAGGTCGTCTGTCGAGAATATGCCCTTGGAGGCGTAGAGCGACTGCAGCTGCGGCGTCCTGACGCTGTGAAATATCCTAAACTCGTCTAGCGTCGCTGACAGCGTGTTAGCCGGGGTGAAAGTAGTTCCCATGGCGTCGGTCTGTATCGTCGACCCGTGCCCTATGTAGAAGACGCTCTCGTCGATGTCTAGCCTGTCGAAGTGGTACGTGGGAGGAGTCTCAGCCACCAGCTTCTCAGCAACGTATATCTTCAGGCTATTGACGCCCGCCCCCCGGTCCAGGACAACACAGACGTGGTTGTACTCTCCTTTTTTTAGGGTCGCCTGCACGCTGCTGGAGAAGGTGACAGACGAGACTGCGAACTCACACGTGACGGTAGACGTAGACAGCGAGGCCAGCAGGTGCAGAGAGAATCCCTTTGTAGCCCCGTTGGTCTTCTGGCATATGACCTGGTCCGTGTTGGCCGCCGCGGGCAAGAATATCTGCAGCTCTATGCTGAGCGACTTGTCTGTTGGTGGGTTGATGACGACAGCGCCGTCCCTGCGTTTGGCCAGCCCAGGGAACAGGTAGCCAGCTGTGTCCTGGACAGCTATGTACCTGCCTGCCGTAGAGACAAGCTCGATGGCGCCCCTGTACCTAGGGAATGACTCGAAGACGTACCTCTCGAAGCCGCCTAGGCCGTCCAAGAAGTTCTCTACCTCTCGCTGTGTGCCATCAAACGGGTAGCTGTTTATGACCTGGTCGAAGGCCAGGTTCGTCTTGACCTCGGCAGACATAAAGAAAGTGTGGTTCTCAAACTTCGACCAGTCGACGTTGAGCTGCTGCGTCGACTTCAGCGGCGCGTCGTCTGCATCATAGAACCACGACACGGTCTTGTCGTTGGAGCCTAGGGCCACCTCTGCAGTCGTAGCTATAGCATAGGGGTTGCCCTCTATGGCCTGCCGCATCGAAGAGGGTAAGAACTGGTTGAGGCCCATTTAGGGCATACCTATTGCAACCTTCATCAAGAGCTGACTCTGAATTGGTCGCTGGCGTCCACGTACAGCACCTCGTCCCCCGACGGGTATATTACTTTAATGTCTAAGACGTATGTCCTGTCGGGCACAACAGAGTCACCCCTCAGAGTGAAGTAAGAACCGTCAGCGTCTGTCGACAGGCGCGTCGCCTCTGAAAAGTCGACGACCATCTCTCCGGTTAGGACGTCCCTGACGCCGTACTGGGCCCTGGCTACGAACGATGACCTATCGTCTACGCTGTATCGAGTCGTCCTGACGACGCTGCTTGGGTCGAAGAAGTTTACCCTGACCTGCGAGGCGGCGCTGTGGCGTAATATGTTAGGAATTCCAAAAGAGCTGACAGAGTAGTTCCTGTGCTGGGTCGGCAGAGATGCCTGCCGTGGCTTCACTTCTAAGCTAGAGCCCGTCAGGTAGGCCACAGACATGTCGAGAGACTTCCAGTACGGAGTGAACTTAGCGTAGCCCTTCGAGGAGACCTGCGCCAGCGTGGCCGCGTCGCTAAAGACGACGCTGGCTGAGTAGAATCCCGTCTTTGAGCCGTACTGCGAGCCAGTGAAGAGTAGGCTGCTACCGCTGAACTGTGGGTCAAGCTGTAGCACGATACAAGCGCTGCCTGTCACATTTAAAGCGCCACTCACTAAGTCTGTCGGACCGCTGTCGTCAAAGCTGTACAGGAATATATCGCACTGCTTGTTGGTGAAGAGGCCGTTGGCATAGTCTGTGACGTGGTCTTCAAATTCTACGTAGAGGCGAGGACGCCGCATCACGTCGTAGGCGTGCCGAGTCGATAGCCTCTTGACGAAGTAGCTGTAGCTGTCGGACTCTTCAGCGTCTGTCATCGACACCCTAAAGCCTTGGTCGGGTATGACGCCAGCCAACGTGGCAGACACGGCCTGTGTCACGTCAAAGACGACGTCCTCGGGGCCAGACACGTCGACGATTGTGCCTATGTCGCTGAAGAAGTCACAGGGTCCCGACGCCGTCGGTAGGCCTAGGCCACAGCCGTCCTGTAGCCACGCTCCGCCCACGACCGAAGAAGACAGGAAGTTGGCTACGTCCTGGTCCGCGTAGCCGACGACGTCCTTGCCATACCCCTCGTCGAAAGAGCTCGACAACGGGTGAGCTACCATCTGGAAGTTGATGGGGGTAGGCTGTCCCCCGTAGACGTCTCGTAGGACCATCTTGCACTTGAAGCTGGGATGCTCTATGGGAAGGGCCCCAGCTGAGTACATCTGCTTCAGGGTTGACAGGTCAAAGTGTAACAGGCCACGTGTCAGCTCCACCTGCGGGACACCTGACACCTCTGTCGTCCCATACAGCTTGTAGATGTCCATCGTGCTAGCGTACCCAAGGGAGCTGCTGACCGCTCGCTGGCCACCGATGAACTTGTTGGTCAGGTACGTGTCCCTGTCGCAGGAGAGTAAAAGCTTCATTAGACCGCCCTGCCCACGATGTCAAATGCTGGGTACCTGACCTCGAATATTCCACCTTCGGGAGGGAAGAGAAGGCCCCTGTTGGCGACTGTCCCTAGCTTGACATTGAAGTAGTAGTCACTGTACCGCCTGTCGTCTACGACGCCTGTCATGTTGCTGAACCTCACCGGCGTGTTCTGCGGCATCGACGTTACGCCGGCGACGCTATAAATGACGTTGGCCACCTCAGTCATGTTGATAGGCTTGTCTATCTGGCAATTTTTAGTGCTAAAGTACAGCTGCAGCTCGTCTATGCACTCTTGCAGGACCAAGTTCTGCTGATACGAAGGGTCGACGGTGACCATGAAGTCTATCTTTATGTTGATGACAGGTGAGTCCAGTATGTCTATCGCGTCAGTCGCTAGCCTGTAGGCGTTGAGGTGCTTGATTAGGTTCTTCTTAAGGGTGTCTGTGGACGTCGTCAGGTTGCCTGCGACGTCTCTAGAGACAACATAGAGTCGAGTGGCCAGCGGGTTGTCTGGGTTAGACCTGACGCCTGCCCTAAAGACCCTTCCGAAGTTAGTTGGTAGCGTGTAGACGCGAGCCATGAGGTCCTCCTTGGTCACGATCCTCTCTTGAGAGTTTCTCATTGAGGATATGAGGCTTCGTAGCTCAGTTGTCGACGGCTGGTCCTCTCCCCCTACGGCAGCGTTTTGGTTAGTTACTCTAACGCTGTTAGTGACGCCCTGCCCCACGCTGACAGTCGGGTTAGCAGGGAAAAAGATGTTAAGGCCCGTGACCCTTGTTATTGTGTTTGAAGGCGCGTTGTGTGACAGGCCGCCGCCAGACCTGTATCGTATTGTTATGACTGTGTTGGACGCGGCGACGCCAAGTGTCCTAGTCGTCAGTAATTTTTGCGGATTTAGAGGCGTCTTTGAGAATGTCTTGTAGTTGGGAAGCGGGATAGCGAACTCAGTTGGGTCAGGAATTATATCGTCCTGCATCGTTAGGGCATCGCCGCCGCCGAATGTGAGGGTCGTCAGGGCCGACGTGATGTCTGTCGCCCTTGTGAACCTATAAGGGGCAGGCTGGAGCTGTAGCACGCTGTCTACAATGGCTGCATCGTCAGCGTAATTTTTTATGTTCTTGTAGATAACATCGTCGGCCAGGTCGTTGACCTCATAGTAAGAATTTCCAAACGCGTCAGTAACGCTTATTATTTCTGTCACCTCCCTGTCTGGTAGTGTCACCTGCCTAAAAGGCACAAAGTCGGCGACAGGTACGCTGTAGCTGCTTTCAACTCCGGAAATACAAAGAGAAGACCTTGAAAGTACGACTGTGCTGACTCCGAGTGGCGTGACTCTACCCGTCGTCTGGTAAAACTTGTAGCTTCCGTCAGGGTATTTTTCTGAAAAATCTATGTCATCAGCAAGGGTGTAGGTGATGCCACCTTGGGATGACACAGTCGTTCCAGCCTTGACGATTGGAAGGCTTTTTTCAGATGGAATTATATTGCCGCTCGCGTCCTTTGTGGCTGGGCATTCAATACTAAAAGTACAGTCAGCTATGGCCGGTGACACGCCTGCCACCTTCATGCCTGCATTACGCAAGTGCCGCTGCAGGTTATTTACCTCAATTGCTGACGATGGGTCTAGCTCGTTGAACTGGTGGTCTAGGTAGAACGACAGGTTGTCGCCGACGTACGCGGCCATGTCTAGCAGCAGCCCACCAAGACTGTTGTCTGAAAAGTCTGTCATCCTGTCAGGGTAGTATGCCCTGGCATAGTCCAAGATAACCTTCTTCAGCCCATCGAAGTCTTTCGCCAGGTAGTTTCTAACTCTGACCTGCTGCGTCGAAACGTTTGGATTAGTGGGCATAGCTCAGACCTTAACTATGTTACATTGCATACAAGACTATCTCGAGGCCCTTGTTTTGTATGTTGATAGCCGGAATGTCGTAGTTAATTGTGACGATCCTGACTGACAGGCCCCCCTTGTTGTCAGCGTATGCGACATTAGACTTAAAAGTATTGAGCCTTATGTAGGGCATGTAAGTCTCAACAGCGCTGCTGATGCTCTGCATCGCCTTTGTGTCGAAGTCCTCTTGCGACACCAACTCAGACATCAGCGGCCCAAGGTTGGCTCCATAGTTGTAGTTGCACAGCCTCTCACCCCAGTTAGTCTGTATCAGGTTCCTGATATCATCAGCCACTTGGTCGCCGACGTCATAGTTTACTTCTAGTATTTCTTTGCTGCCTATCGCTAGCGGCGTCTTTACTCCTACGATAGGTTTTGCGCTAGGCGTTGTTGGGACAGCAGGCGACTGGACAGCCTGCAGCTTTCTACCTGTGTGCTTAAAAGTAAAAGCCATGCACGTAAGTAGCCGACTAGCCGTCTACCAGGACCTTTTTAGCAAAGGTTCCCGCAGCGGCGGTCCCTGTCCCAACCTGGACTGTTACTGTGGCCGTGTCTGGGTTGACTGTGGCGAGTGGCTGCACTATAGGTTGCGATGTTACAGTCCCACCGCTCTGCGCAGCGGGTACTGAGGTGCACAGTAGAGCCTTGTCAGCTTTGTCGCTGCCTAGCTTTATGTAGCCGCTTTTTGATGGCCTAAAGATGATGTCACCTGACGCCTTGACAACTATAGCAGCCCTGTCGTCAGGCGCAGCGTCATCACTAGACACCAGTATCTCTAGGTCCTTCCGCGCCAAGATCCTGACCTTGTCTGTCTTTATTATGACGCCTGGGTCTCCATCGGCGCCGTCTGATATGCTAAAAGAAGCGTTGTTGAGGTCGACTATCTTAAGAGACTCGTCTATCTTTATGGCCTGGCTCAGCCTGATCCTTGTGTCATCTGCAATGAGGTCAGGGTCTCCTTCGCTTGGGTTCTTGAGAGAAGTCTTGACTGACTTGTCGAGCTCTTTCCTCCCTATAGAGTTAAGCAGCGAGACACCTGAAGTCGTAGGCGTCTTGCCCCTGCCAACGACCATGTCTATCATGCCACCGTGTGGGGAGTCTTGCTGCGGAAGTTTGGAGACAGTGAGGCTCACTTCAGATGGTTCGTTGCCCACTATTACGTCTTTTTTTAATTCACTTTTGTCGGCTGCGGGCCCACGTCGCTCTGTTCCTAGCACCAACAGCGAGTTATTCTTCCCCTCCAAGACAAGGTCCCCTGGCCTCTTCTTAAACCGTGGCACAGCTGCGTCTTTTATGAGGTCCATGCTGTTGACGACAGCTTCTCCTTCACCGGTTCGAGTTATTAGGTCAAGGTAAGCAGTAGGTCCTCCTGGGATAAAACCTGTCCCAACCATGGGTTCTCTGTCGTCGCCTTCACCTTGTATCAAACCATTTACAAATTCTAACTTAGGCTCCCCAGCAGACTGTCCTGTTAGAGTCCTCTCAAATTGGCGGGGTGGATGCGTGTGGTTTAAGTCATCTACGTGCCACATCTCTGATATGCGGCACAGCCAGTAGCCTATCTCTGAAGTATAGTGCTCAAACATCGCCCACACGTGCTCTCCTGGCGAGACTGGTAGCGATAAATGCGCAGGAAACATAGGAAACAGGAAGACAGGTGGTCGGAGGTTCCCATCTGTGTTAAGGTTCGTAAACTTTGCCAGCACCGTGTTTCTTGGCAGCAGCTTTCCATATGCAGTTCTTAAACCGGTAGGCGCAAGAGTCGAATAGTAGTCGAGAACATCCTCAGTTACTAGCGTTGGGTCGTAGATAACGTCTACTACGACCATCCTAGCGAATGCGTTGTTGATGAGGTAAGGGTCTGCGTCGGCCCTTTCTATCTGGCCAAACGCAGAGTTGGCTGACGCTTTTGCGGGATCTAGTATCACAGTTTTTACCTGCCTATCATGTCAAACATTTCGTCAGGCGTGACCTCGGCCGGCCTGTCAGCCTTGGCTATCAGCTCTGCCAGCTTGATGAGCTGGTCGTTGGCCTTGCTCATCCTCTCGATGTATGTGGCGATTGTCCTGCCGTGGACAGCGTGCTCAGTGCTCTTGCCGCGGACGATAGAGCTGAGCTCCAGGAACATTGCGTAGGAGTGCTGCCTGTCTGTGATGGCGTTCTCGTATATCTCTTTCCACAGCTTCCTCTTCTTGTCGTTAAGTGACTCTATCTGGTCTAGGAGGTCAGAGAAGTCCTTTACCTTGTCACGTACCTCGCCCCATGACTCAGCCGAAATATCTTCAGTCATCCTCGTCCTCCATGGCCTCTTGCCGTATCATCCTGTAGTGAGACCTTATCGACTGCATGGCTGTCGTCAGCTGCTTCGGGCTTAGCCCCGATAACTCTCTCATGTAGAGAAGTATTGCGCTCTTGTTGAGCAGGTCTATGTCGTCTATGTTGTCAAATATGGTGATGATAGAGTTGACGCACTGCAGCTCGTTCTCTGACTTGAGCATGCCCCTGATCTTGTAGAGCATCTCCATGATGTCGTCGGCCCGCGTCAGCGACTCTAGCAGGAAGTCCTGGGCCGGCACCACGTTGTGGTTTTCTATCGCCCTCATCTCGTTACTTGACAGGGAGGCCGTGTCTGACATGCTAACACACCTCTTGGTCATCTGGTTCTTCTGCTTCGTCTTGATGATGAGCCAGTTCTTGGCCACGACATTGAAGTATGAGAAAGCGTTGGTGCCCCTCGACGGGTCGAACTTTCGCAGCGACTCAAAGAGGAAGTTGACGCAGTCGTGCTTCAGGTCCTCGGCGGTGGTGTGCAGCCCGACGAAGCTGTGTATGTTGATCAGGTTCTCCACCAGCTTCTCGAAGGCGGGCATGATTCCCTTGACGTACAGGTCGTCTTTTGCCCTCTTGTCAGGCGCCTGCTGGTAGGCCACTATGAATTCCTGAGTCTCGCTGGTGAAGTAGAAGTTG